CTTAATGGACCACGCTTACGCATGCCATTGATAGAACCTTGCACCAGTTCAGGCGGAAAGATTGAATCTTCAATTACATCTTCTTGTTGGTAAACAAGTGCCCATGTTGCTGGGGTTACTTCGCTTCTACGCTTGAAAAGCGTTTCGCCATCCCACTTAGGGTAGAACCCATTTTCATCAGGTGGGGTATCTTCATCCCCGTCCCATGGTGTATCACTTTTAGCCCAAAGAGTTTCCCAATCTTCTGGCTTATCCCCATACTCAAGAACGGCGGGCATACCCATATATGTAAAGGGCGACTTGCCTCCAGACCAATGCTTAGGGTCACGGAGTTCTTTATAAAAATCAGATGGCGCAATACGGGTACCTACCACCAGTAACTTACCGTTCTTGCCCAGACGGGTAATAACTTCCTTTTGCAGCCAGTTAATCTGCTTCTCGTGCTCGTGAGCGTTAGAGGTAGTTATACAGTCATCTAGGATAATCAGGTCGGCACGTGCGCCGTAAATCTGCCCACCCATACCCAGTGCCTGGATAGTAGGGTCCTTCTCACTTGAGTTTCTCGCATCACTCCCAAGGTAGACCGTGTCAACTCGCCAAGTGTCTGAGTCTTCTTTCCATCCCCCTTCAGGCCCAAAAGTTGTTTGTAACTTGAGCCAGCGCGGGTGAGATAATCTCTGCTTGATTGCGTACACGAACTCGCGTGCTTTGATAAGGGTCTTCGATACCACAATAATGCGGACGTTCGGATTGAGAGCGATGCGATAAGTTGCGTAGTTAACCGTAATGACGGTTGATTTGGCGTGCTCAGGGGGAACGTTTAGAAGGAGGCGGTTCCGATTGCCTGGCTCATAAATCATACTAGGGTGGAGCCACGAAGGCTCGCGTCCCTCTAATAGGTCAATCCAATCCATGTGATGAGGAAAGACCTTCTGGTCCAAAAACATCTCAGAGAACTGAGGAAAGGTAATATCTTCACGGGCTACGCCCATGGCTTTTAATGAACGCTCTTTAGCGTTTTCCTTTGCCTCGGCTAGGGCAGTAGCAAAGGCTGGGTCTCTCAGACACCAGATACGAACCGTATCGGGTTTCTTGCCGTTTTGCTCCATAGCCTTATGGACAGACATACCCTCAGAAACCAGCGCCAAAACTTTGGCTTTAGCCTCTGCCGCCATAGCGGTACGAGGGTTATTAGTCTTCTGAAAAGTCACGTAACTGTCCCATCTGCATATAGTACAGACCAGTTAGTAACGGATAGTAGATACAGTCTGTAACGCAAGTTCCTGAAGAACTTGCTTAGGTATTAAAAGAAATAGTCTCTATATAGTATTAACCCGTTCAAACAGCCATTCCGAACGGTGCAAAGGCAAAAATCTTTTTACTTGATTAAAACAGTTAAATAACAGCCTAAACAGGGCACAGGGATTGTACGGGAAAATCTTTATGGGAGATACTATCTATAAACAGACACAGATTTAATAAGGCTAGGGTCAGAGTTATCTGCCCCCAGACTGGTAGGACAGACTATCTATACTGTACAGCGTGAGACTGGACTATAGTCTATCCGCCTCGACCATGTCTCGCCCCAGTTCTGTTTATAATATAACCGCACAGCGCTGGATTATAAATGAAATAGTTACAGCCCTGGCGATGGCTATGTCTTTAACCCTCACCGATGCAGGCTGTAGACCAATGGTCGTAATCTGTCCTATGCTTTGTGGTCAAGGACGACGCTCCCGCTTTGTCGCCCTTGCCCCGCAAATCAAAGGCAGACCAGACGGCGATACAATTCCTTAGAATTGCTATCACCGTCTTTTACTCATGACCCCTTGGATTTTATCTCCATCAGCAAAATAGCAAGCCTGCCTCACCATGATTCCCGTCACACCCTGCGGGCATGACAGTAATCACAGTTCAGCCTGTGCTTGCCATTTCAGTCGCGTTGTTCTACGACTGCCTGGCTGATGTGCTGATGACGGCTCTCGATTTTGAGCATCAGAGGCTTGTCAAGCCAAACCTCTGATAAACGCGCTCAAAATAGGCTGGCAGGCTAAAGCCTGCGTAGCCATTGCTCGAGCCTGAGATGGATGGGCGTTGCCCTTAAAATTTGGGGGTGGCTAACGAAAGGAAAGTACAATGTCTGATGAACTGACTGTCTCCAACCCATGCTACCAGTGCATGATTCAGATGGAACTATGCGTGGACTGCCAAGACCTACGCGACTCACGGGCGACTGACATCGCCCATGACATAGTAGACGAAGGCAACCTAGTCTACCCAAAGCAGTGGCACAGTATCACTGAACCAAGTGGTCATGAGTGGGTAAGTGCCACTACTAGGGTGGAACCCTACTTCGTATACGCAACCCAAACCTGGGAGGATACCCGTGAAGAGTTCCTAGAACCCATCACTAACCTATCCGATAGGTTCTTTGAGATGGTCGTGGACTTAGGTCCACAGGAGATGGTCTGTCAAGACTGTCGAATGGTGTGCAACAAGCATGCCGTATGTCCAAGTTGTAACTAAGTAAAGGCAGACCTGCTCTGAACAAGTGCAGGAGCAGGTCTGCACAACAACACTACCAACAGAAAAGGAAATAACATGAACACAGTCACATTCAAGAACAGCGTTATCAAGAATGTTGTTGACCGCAATGGTTTCTACACAGCAACCATCAACGACTACGAACAACTACCAACAGGGCGCATGATTTGCTCTGACTCTACACGAGTGGTTATCTTCGACGAGAATGTAATCACGCAACTGCGAGAACTTAACTGGCTCGCAGATTCAACCGCATACATCAACGCAGAGGGTATCGGCAACACTCGATGGGACCGTCGCCCAAACATTGACAACAAGGACCGTAAGCCTGGTCTCAAGCAGGTAGTCCTTACCTCAGTATCGCAAGCATAAAGACAAAGGCAGGTGGGGGCTTCGGCTCTCACCTGCCTTCTCTTTTTTTCTTTCGAGCAGGCCCCGTAACATCAACGGACGGTAACAAGTTCATTATCTAACCAGAAAGGTAACAAAATGTTATTAGATTCTATGACCATGCTTGCAATACTGATAGCGTTGACTACAAGTATCGCAGTTATTACACTAGCAATTAGACAGAACATGTTGTTAATGAAAGAGAATACAGAACTACGCCGTGCTTTAAGAACAGAAAAGCAAGCGCGTAGTAACTACTACTACATAGACAAAGATGTAGCGAAGGAAGACCTATGGACAACCAAGTAAAGTATGCAATCCATAACTGCCACCAATGTGGCATGGATATTTTAGTAGATGTAAATAGAACCAGCCCACGAAACTACTGCAGCCCATGTGCATGGGCAAAGTTAGGAGAAACAAACTATGTCGTACACAGTTCATGAAATAGCGGACTTAAATGAGTCCATTGATAAGGCTATCTTATCAATCAAAGCAGCCAACGCTATCCTTGAAGAGATGATGGCAACTGGCAGGATATACGTAGAAGAATGACAGGCCCATACATGCTACCCCAATGCGATGCATGCGACCAGTATACAGAAAAGTTCTGTGATGATTGCGGTCTATGCATGGAATGTGGAGACTGCGATGAGTGACTTAAACCCTGAATACTTAGATTTAACAACAACACTCAAGATAGTAAGACTTGTTGCAGGATATACTCTTGAAGATGTTGAACGCATCAGCAATGGTGAGTTTACTAAGCAAGCAGTAGGTAGTTATGAACGCAACCATAGAAATATAACAGTTAAAAGACTGTTAAAATTATGTGATGTGTATGGTGTATCAGTTGAAACAGTTATTAGACACAGTATGTATGGAGACAGAATACATGTAATGAGAAGGAGGAAAGATGGGCTACGAACCACCGCTTGAAGATGACATAGCACTAGACAAAGACATAGAAGATGACAGCGATGTATACACAGAACCAGACAGGATGTGGGGAGATGAATGACATATCAATCCTCCCTCTCACACCATTACAGTCCTGGGTCTTCATCATTACAGTTTTCTATATCCTCTACAGATGGGTTGTTAGATGAAAAAACTATTCGCCTTGCTTACAGCATGGTATCTAGTATTCTGGTCAATGCTGCCAGGGCACACGCCAGTAGCACAAGCACAACCACACACAGAAGCCAAGCCTACGGAGATGAGCGAGTTCCATTGGACTCCCCGTGCTTTGAAACTATATGCCAAACAGTTTATGAAGATGGCATACCCCGAATGGAACTTGTCTGAACATCGTG